TCATACGCTGCTGCCTCCTTTCGTTCCGTCCTGTCCCTCGCGCAGGGCGCAGAGATAGGGGCTGGCATCAAGATCCACACGCTTGCCGCCGGTGAGACGGAGCGTGATGTATTTGTCGTGGCGCTCGACGGTCACGAGCCCGCGCTCGGCAAAGACCGCGAGACACATGACCGTGCGCGGAAAGCTCTCCGCGCCGAGGGCCTCGGCGGAGAGCCGCCGCAGGAAGGGCAGCTCCGGAGAGGTGAGCGTTCCGTCCACCTCGCGCTCGAGCGCACGCCAGACGCGCACGAACTGCTCGCGCGAGGGCAGGAGCTTCGCGGCGTCCTTCGCACTCACGCCGCCGCCGCGGATCAGCGTGCGGCACAGCTCAAGCTGCTCGGCCTCGCGGGCGCCGGGGTCGTGCGCGCTGCGCAGATCGACGAGTTGAAGCTGCAGGGAGCGGCTGCCGCGGAACTCATTGACCTGAAGGTAGAAGGCGGCGTCCACGCGCTCGCCGACGGTCAGACCGCATTCCGCGGGGGTGACGGAGAAGAAGATGCCGTCGAAGCTCGTGTGGCCCTTCTGGAGCCGGAGCTTGAGATGCTTATTCTGTCCTACGCTCTGCATGGACTCCAGCCGCGCGCCGCGCAGGCAGAAAACAGGGCGGTTGTTGCCCGCGCCGTAGGGCTCGAGACGGGAAAGCTCCTCGACCTCCTGAAGCGTGATGAGGCTCGGGCGGGTGAGGGCGGCGTCGATCTCCAGCGAGGAGACGGGGGCCGAGTCGCCGCAGTGGGTGCGGACGTATTGATTGATGCGCTTGCGGAAGGCGGGGATATTCTCCTCCTTGATGGTGAAGCCCGCGGCGAGCTCGTGCCCGCCGAAGCCGACGAGCAGGTCACTGCACGCCTCGAGCGCGGCAAAGAGGTTGAAGCCGCCGTAGCTGCGGCAGGAGCCCTTGCCCATGCCGCCGGCGAGGTGGATCATGAAGCTGGGACAGGAGAATTTTTCGGAAAGGCGCGAGGCGACGATGCCGACCACGCCCTGATGCCATTCCTCGCTCGAGAGCACGAGCGCGTTGCGCTCGGTGGGGGCGAGGGTGTCCATCTGCTCGATGGCGCAGCGGAAGATATCCTGCTCGACGCTCTGGCGCTCGCGGTTGAGGTCGCACAGCTCGCGGGCGAGCCGCTCGGCCTTGGCGGGGTCCTGCGTGAGCAGAAGCTCGGCGGCCAGCTCTGCACGGCCCATGCGTCCGGCAGCGTTGATGCGGGGAGCGAGGACGAAGCCGATCTGCACGGAGGAGAGCGGGCGTCCGGTCAGGCCGGCCTCGCGCAGCAGCGCGTGCAGTCCGGTGAAGTCGCTGCGGTCGATGCCCTCAAGGCCGCATTGGACGATGGTGCGGTTTTCGCCCTCCATGCGCATGACATCGGCAATGGTGCCGATGGCGGCAAGGGTGCAGTAGCGGGAGAAGAGCGCGCTTTCGCGCTCGGCGCCGCCGAGGGCAAGGACCAGCTCGAGCGCGACGCCGACGCCGGCAAGATGCTTGAACGGGAAGCCGCAGTCCGGGCGGTGGGGGTCGACCACGGCGCAGGCGGCGGGCAGCTCGTCCTTACATTCGTGGTGGTCGGTGATGACGAGGTCGACGCCGAGGGTGGCGGCAAAGGCGGTCTCCTCCACGCCGGTGATGCCACAGTCCACGGTGACGATGAGCGTGACGCCCTGCTCGGCAAGCGCGCGGATCGCGTCGCAGCCGAGGCCGTAGCCCTCCTCAATGCGGCGGGGAATGTGCATGAGCACCGCCGCGCCGCGGGAGCGGAGATAATCGGTCAGAAGGCAGGTGGAGGTGATGCCGTCCACGTCGTAATCGCCGAACACGGCGATGGTCTCGCCGCCGGCAAGCGCACGGTCGATGCGCGCCACGGCCTTGTCCATGTCGCGCATGAGGAAGGGGGAGTAGACCAGCGAGCGTTCGCGGTCGAGATGCGCGGCGGCCTGCTCGGGCGTGACGACACCGCGCGAGGCCAGTACGGTCGATACCAGATAGGGATAGCCTGCGTCCATCAGAGCTTCGACCGCGGCGTCATCCGTTTCCGGGATGAGCCAGCGTTCGTATTTCATGCAGAGACCTCCGATCTGTACGGCAAAGGTGCCGCGGATACTAATTCAATCTAATATTATAGCAAAGATGCGCGGAAAGGTAAAGAGAAAATATAAGGCGCGTCCTGCCGCATTTTTTGATTTTTTACGAGAAAGCTATTGACAAACGGACCTTCTCCCTGTTATACTGTCCCTTGTCCTGTCGGGCAGAATATGGCGGCATAGCTCAGTTGGCCAGAGCATTCGGTTCATACCCGAAGTGTCCCCGGTTCGAATCCAGGTGCCGCTACCAAAAGCACGGGATGCGAAAGCATCCCGTGTGTTATATGGCCCGTTGGTCAAGTGGTTAAGACACGGCCCTTTCACGGCTGTAACATGGGTTCGAATCCCGTACGGGTCACCATTTGCGGGCTTAGCTCAGCTGGTTAGAGCGCATGCTTCACACGCATGAGGTCACTGGTTCGAGTCCAGTAGTCCGCACCAAAGAAAAGCCTTGAAACTCAACGGTTTCAAGGCTTTTTATTTTTTCAAGTACACATAAAAGTACACACTTGAAATTTATCTGAGAGAAAAAATCGGCTATGCCTGCTTCTTGATGATGCTCTCAAAGGCGGCGTGCGTATAGCTCGCAGCCTTTTCCATATCGCCGGCAAGCTGATGACCGTACACGCCTTCCGTGTCCATGTCCCTGCTGTGGCCGACCACCATTTTCTTCAGACCGATGGGCATTTCTTTATTGATCGAGACGTAGGTATGCCGCAGCTCGTAGAGTGACGTTGGAGGGATATTGTTCGCCCCGCAGTATCGCTTCCACGCGCGATAGAAATTCTTATAGTTCAGCTGCCCACCGTCCGGTTCAGGGAAAAGGTATGGCGACACGATCCCTACGGCGCGCAGCATAGCACGCTGCGCTTTGATCTCCCCCAGCGCGTATTCCTCCAGAGCAAATGTGCGGCGAGCGTTATTGTTCTTCCCCTGGGTGACCTCGTTGTGGATATTGACAGAGCGGCGGATCACCACCTTCAGATCGGTGATGTCAGTTCGATCCTCGAGGCCGCGAAGCTCCCCTGGGCGAAGACCGGTAAGGACAGCGAAGCGGTAGGCGTGGATATACCAGTCCTCGTCCGGCTTGTTCCGCCAGACCGTCATGTTCGAGAAAAATAGCTTTTTCAGATCTTCCGGCTGCACAATCTTCTTTTCCGGCTTTTTGGCTCCGGCCGGAATGGTGATGCCCTCCGGGTGCATCGTGGTCTTCTTCCGCATTCGGCACCACTTTAACCAATTCGTCAGGCAGCCGCGCACATCACGGAGGGTCTTATCGGAAAGATGATTTTGGGAATAGGCCATGTCGATCACGGCTTGAAGGTCGCCCTCTGTGAGTTTGTTCATGCGGATCATACCGATGACAGGGCGAATGTAGAGACGCACGAATCCCTCGTACTGGGAGGAGTGCGTCTTGCTTTTGGTCTCTTTCAGATAATCAACATACTGTGTCAGGAGAGCATCGACGCGCGTTCGCTCCGCAGATGTGTGATCGTCCAGCCATCTTTCCGCCTTTCGCTCGGCATCTGCCTTCCCGCGCCGCCCCGGCATGGAGCTGGTAAAGGTTTTGCGCACACCCTCGGCCTGCACGTTGATCTGCCAGCGGCTGCGGCTTTCGATCCACGCCGCCTCGCTTTTTCTTTCTGCCATAAAAAACTCCTTTCATCTTGCCAACCGCGCCCTCTCGTGGTAAAATGAAAGGGCGCGGATAGGCCTGTATCTTTTATGATTGCGGCTATTTCTTCTTTCGTGGTTGTTAGGGGATATGTTTGCGCATTGCCGTCCTCGGTGCTGGTAACACCGGGGGCGGCTTTTTATTTCCGAAAGTCTACATAGATTATCCGGCATTGTGGCTGAACACGCAAAAATCCGCGTCCTCTTGCATGTAGGGGCGAAGGGCAGTATCTACGATATCGCGGATCGGCTGCTCCGCCTTCAGATAGGCGTGTACGACAAGCATGATCTGCTCGGCCTGTCGGGCGTCAAGGCAATCGACGGAGCGGATGATCTCTGTCAAGGGGGGAGCGACATAGCGGTCCACCGCTTTGTAGTACAGCACAGAGAGCTTTTTATTATCATCGCAGATATAGGTGCTCAGCGTGGAGTGCTCCGTGCCGAAGAGGCGACGGATCTCGTCCAGAGCGGCGGGACGGCCGGTTTTGTTATCTTCGACGATGGCAGCTAACAATTCGGAATACGCCCGCTCCATCGGAGCGTCATAACCCATAAGCCATGCTTCATTTACATTGAGCGCTTGTGCAATGGCATAGACTGCATCTTGCTTAGCTTCCCAGTCGCCCTTTACATATCTCGTAATGCTGGACTTGCTGAGCCCTGAAATTCGAGCGAGCTCAGCTTTTGATATTTGCCTACGTTCAAGAGCAGTATTTAGGCGCTTTGCAAAGGTTGATGGCTTCTCCATTACATGACCCCTCCACTTCACTGTTAGCGTTATTATAAACGTGCGGTTGCGAAAAATCAATACAGTTTTCAAGAAAATTTAGCTTTATCAACATTTGGTATTGACATTTGAAAATAACTGGTTTATATTGGGCTTACCTCATAAGTTGCGGTTTATCAACTATTGAAAGGATGACAGAATAATGCCTACAATGGACTACTCAAAACTGCGTGGCCGTATTAAAGAATGCGGCTATACGCAAAAGAGTCTCGCAGAAGCTATTGAAATCAGCGAGAGTCATTTCAGTCAAAAACTTACTGGCAACTACCCATTTACGCAGAAGGAGATTGACAAGATCTGCGATGCGCTCAAAATTTCCGTCAGCGAAATTGGCGCGTTCTTTTTTTCTCCTGAAAGTTGATGTTTATCAACTTTTGAACGCTCGACAGAAAGGAGGGGAGAGTATGGATAAGGAAAGAAATCTTTGGGTCGAAGTGGGCAATAAATGTCTGCGGCGTGCGTCGGAGCTGCTGGACAGCGAGATCACCCCAACCGTAGCAACGGCTGAGGTGGTGAAAAGCCTGGTCGAGACGGCGGTCTCGATGGATCTGCTCAATCTTCGCTGGGCGATTCAAAACCGATCCGGCGCGGCGGTTTTTCGGGGTCGGCCTTCTTCACCGCCAAAAGCAGAAAATTAAGTTGGGACATGTGTTGAATCAACGTCGCCGGCTGATCGCCTACGTATCCGTGAAAAACAAGCGTGCTCGGATTGGAGTATCCAATGTCCACCACGGACAGCGTAATGCTTTGACCGAATGAAGCTAAACGGAGAGCAATTTCATGATCCTCATCGAGCGTATCTTCAAACTCCTTGATGCGTTCCATGATGACCTCGTAAGAATAGTCGGCCAAGTTGTAATCTCGGATATGTGCGACATTGAATGAATTTAGCGCATTTATCTCCATGCCCTTCAAATAATCCATTTGATTATCTACTGATTCCATTGCTTCAAGAAATGCGGCGCCTAAACCGTTATCTGGCATATTTTCACCCCCTTCCTTGCCTCGTATTTTATCACGGCGCGGAGAGGAGGGCAATATCCCCTAACAACCACGAAAGGAGATCATCATGACACCTACCGAAAAACTGCTCGCTGAGCAGGAGAAGATCGTCGCTGAGCGCGGCTACTACATACGCCCCGTTCGTATGGCGAATCTGATGAAAGCGGCTTCAAGGATCTTCGATATCCTCACAAAAGCCGATACCGCAATCAGCTATGAAGAATGCCGCATTGTTCTGGAGATTGTAAGGCGAGCCATTGACGCTGCGGCACCGGAGAAGAAGGAGCCGTAGCTATGAGAATTCCTCTTTACGGCCGCTTGGCTTCCAGACTACGCGAGCTTGGCCTGTCGCAGAGCGACCTGGCTTATGCGCTGGGCCTGTCGCCGACGGCCATAAGCCTGCGGATGTCCGGCAAAATAGCATGGGATATCCGCGAAATGTATCGGACATTAGAAGTTTGCCGGGCTAAGCCGGATGAGCTTCATCTATATTTCCCAGATCCAAACCGAAAGCGAGGTGCTACCGCATGAGCCAAAACACCCGTGACACCATCTGCGCCACCATCGGTCTGGTCATCGTCATTCTGCTGCTGACCACCGTGGCCGCGTTGGATGAGCCGGTCATGCCGGATACACCGCCCGCCGCGCCGCAGGCCGCAGAGGACAAGCTGCCCGGCGAGGATGTGCCCGCTTCCGGCTGCGCGGATCTTACCGCTGAGCCGCTTGGGCTGTTTGAGCTGACGGCCTATTGCCCGTGCTCGGCCTGCTGCGGCAAGAACGACGGCATCACGGCCACCGGCACGGTGGCCACCGAAGGCCGCACCGTTGCGGTCGATCCGAACGTCATTCCCTACGGCACGACCATCGAGGTCATTTATCCTGATGGCAGCCGTGCCCGGTACGTCGCCGAGGACTGCGGCGGCGCCATCAAAGCCCAGCGCCTGGACGTGTTCTTCGCGGATCATCAGGCCGCGCGCGAGTACGGCGTCCGGACGGCCTATGTCTTTCTTGTCCAGGAAGGAGACAGCAATGAATAAGGATTGCAAAGTTTCAATCGAGCGCGATGCAAATGGCAGCCTCAGTGTACTGCTGACCGGGCACAAAGACGACATAAGGATGCTTTGGACTATGTTCAGCGTCAGCGTTGCCAAAGCGACCAAGACCCCGCTTCCTGTGCTGTGCGCGGTCTGTTCCGCCGCTGGTCCGGCTATTGAGGATCTGATGGCGAAAGAGAACGGTATCACCGTTGATATGAGCGCCCTCGGCAGATTCGCAAAGGGAGGAGACGTGTCATGAGCAAAAGATCCATAGTGCTGAAAAGCAGGAAGTATTCCGATAAGTGCATTGGAATGGTCCGGCTGACGCCGCAGGCCGAGAAGGTCGTTCGGAGTCTGCGAGAAAAGACAGATCTGTCTATCTGCCAGATCGTGTCTGAGATCATCGTTCAGGCCGAGGACTTCATTGATATCGTCGGCCCCGATGAGAGCTGATCCGCCGCGGAATATCTGTGGCACCTGAATAAACCGCTTCCGCCTTCTGCCGGGCGCGTTCCCGGCGCGCTCGAATAGTCTCCTTCACGGCCGGATTCCGCAGTGTGACCCTCTCCGCTGCGGCGTCCGGCAGAGGGCGGAGAAAAGGAGGCTTTTATGCCCTACTACCGCACCTGCCCCGACTGCGGGGCTCATCTCGACCCATGTGAAACCTGTGACTGTCAAAATGCCGAAAAGGAGGACCCCCAAGATGCTTGAAATCAAAGTCACTGTCAACTGCCCTGAGCTCGCCGAGCTCGCCGACGCCATCCGCGGTCGCTGCGCTGCGCCGGGCGCACCTGCTGCCCCTGCAGCACCTACTGCTCTCACCCCGCCTCCCGCCGCCCCTGTTGTTCCTGTTGTTCCTGTAACGCCTGCCTCTGCTCCCGTCACAACGCCCGCGCCTGTCTCTGCCCCCACAATGCCTGTGCCGACCGACCCTGTCTCCGCTCCTGCCGCCCCGGTTGCGACCCCTGCGCCCACCGCTGCGCCAAGCTATACGTCGGAGCAACTCGCAAAGGTTGGCGCCGATCTCGTGCAGGCTGGCAAGATGCCTCAGCTTCTTGCGCTTCTGGCGCAGTATGGCGTGCAGGCAGTGACACAGCTTCCACCCGAGCAGTATGGGCCGTTCGCCCTTGCACTCCGCGGTCTTGGAGGTAACATCTGATGCCGCCCGCCGAATATCATGCCACGCTCGGCCCTTCGGCCGCAAAGCGTTGGATCAACTGCCCCGCGTCCGTGTCTCTGGGCGCAGGGGTAGAGAAGACCACCAGCAAGTACGCCGAAGCCGGACGCACGGCGCATGAGCTCGCAGAACTCAAAGCCCGCAAGCGCTTCACGCCCATGAATAAGCGTACTTATACCTCGCAGCTCAAAAAGATCCAGGCAGGCGAGTTCTACGCTTCCGAGATGGAGGGCTACACAGATCTCTATGTTGAGGTGCTGGAGCAACACGCGATGTCCTTCGCGGCTCCTCCGTTCATCGCGATAGAGACAGCGGTACCCATCGGAGCTTACACCAGCGAGCTGAAGCCGGACGGCTCACCAGCCACTGGTACAGCCGACTGCATCCAGATCGGCGGAGACACATTGTGGATCACCGACTATAAGAACGGCTCCGGTGTTCCGGTCGACGCAGACCACAATCCGCAGATGCAGCTATATGCGCTCGGTGCGCTTCAGCTCTACGCCCCGGTGTACGGAGATATGATCCGAACTGTTCGCATGACCATCGTGCAACCGGCGCTCAAGAGTGTTTCAGACTTTGAGATCGGCCGCGCAGAGCTGGAAGCGTGGGGGCGTGAGGTAGTGATACCTGCTGCAGCACGCGCGACGTCGGCAGACCCCGGCGCACCCTGCCCCGGCGAATGGTGCCGGTTCTGCCCCGTGGAGCATACCTGCCGAGCCCGTGCTGAGAAAAACCTCGCGCTGGAAGCTTTCGGCTTTGCGCAGCCGGCGAATGGGGAACAGGTCGTTGCCGGCGACACCCGCCTTCTGACGGACGCAGAGATCAGCGATATCCTCCGCCGCGGCGCTGACCTTCTCGCCTGGTATAGCGGCCTCAAGGACTACGCGCTGCAGGCCTGTCTCGATGGCAGAGAGATCACCGGCTTTAAGGCTGTCGAGGGGCGCGGCTCCCGTGAGTGGGACGACCTCGATGCTGCGTTCCGCGACCTGCAAGCCCGCGGTATCGCCGAAGCGCTGCTGTGGGAGCGAAAGCCTGCTACGGTCGCCGGTCTCGAAAAGGCGATCGGCAAGGCGAGCTTTGCCCAGCTCGCGGGTGACCACGTTCGTAAAGCGCCGGGCAAGCCTACATTGGTCGAGGCGTCGGATAAGCGCCCGCCATACAACGCCGCGCAGATCGCTTTCGGGGTGGTATCGGATGGAACGTGATTTTATCCGTATCCGCATCGACGACTACGCAGCCGACATCAATCTGAGCACGATACACACCTTGCCGCGGAGCAGCTTCCGCCGCATCGTCCGAATGCTTGCGGACTCTCGCAACTCAATGCGTGAGGACGTCGATACTCTCGGCGGATATCTGCAGGAAGAAATATCACGCCGAAAGGAGAAATGGGACGAGGTATCTCGGATCTACGTCAACGAGTGGAAACTCGTTCCCAGATCGGAGATGCGCAAGAAGAAATGTCGCGAAATCTTAGAGCATAACCGCAAGCTGAAATCCGATGTCAAGCAGGCGAAAGCTATGCACGACAAGTACCAAGCGTTGTTGGCCATCTTTATCACGATGACCGCAGACTATCGTGGGCGCATTCTGCCGCACCTATGATGTGCGCCGTGCGCTGGAGGTGTTCCTGCCCGGTGTCTATGATGCCGTAGACGGCATGGACGACCGTCTCACCTTTACCGGCGGCTCTACGACCGGTGGCGCTCTGATCTACGATGACGGCAAGTATCTGTTCTCGCACCATGCGACGGACCCCTGCAGCGGCAAGCTCGTCAACGCCTTTGACCTCGTGCGTCTGCACAAGTTCAGCGACCTCGATGACGAGGCGCTGCCGGGCACGCCGACCAACCGGCTGCCATCCTACGAGGCTATGCAGCGGCTCGCTGCCGATGACGCCGGTGTCAAGTCTACGATGGCCCGTGAGAAGGCGGCACAGATCGCCGAGGCTTTCGGCGGTACCGCAGCAAACAGCGCGGACGTGGAGTGGCAGACACGCCTGACTACGCACTCGAAGACAGGCCTGCCGCTCCCCACGATCGATAATATATGGCTGATCCTCGAAAATGACCCGCAGCTGAAGGACAAGTTCGCTCTGAATCAGTTTGCCGGCCGCGGCGAGGTGCTCGGTCCTCTGCCGTGGGATAGGGAGACTTCACGCCGACCGTGGAGCGACAACGACAACGCCGGCCTGTACTGGTATATGGAGCGATTCTATGGCATCACAGGCAACGGAAAGATAGACAGCGCCCTCTCATTGCACTCAACGCGGCACGCCTTCAACGACGTTGTGAGCTACCTCGGCGGGCTGCAATGGGACGGTACGCCGCGCCTTGAGACGATGCTCATCGACTATCTCGGCGCGGAGGATACACCCTATATCCGTGCTGTCACGCGCAAGGCATTCACGGCCGCTGTGGCACGCGCTATGACGCCCGGCTCGAAGTATGACCAGATGCTTATTATTGGCGGGCCGCAGGGCATCGGAAAGAGCACACTGCTCTTTAAGCTGTCCCGCGGTTGGTACAACGACAGCATCCGCACTTTCGAGGGCAAGGAAGCATCAGAGCTGCTGCAGGGAGTGTGGCTTGTCGAGATCGCAGAGCTGCAGGCATTCCGCGCGAGTGACACGAGCCGCATCAAGCAGTTTGTGAGTCAGCAGGCAGACCGTTTTCGCGCCGCCTATGGGCGCCATGTCAAAGAGATGCCGCGGCGCTGCGTCTTTTTCGGCACGACCAATAGCTCAACCTATCTGAGGGACTATACCGGCGGCCGCCGCTTCTGGCCCGTCGATGCAGGGGTGCAGCCGGTAAAAAAGAGCGTCTTCCGCGAGCTCGACGGAGAGGTCGACCAGCTGTGGGCCGAGGCCGTCGCGTATTGGCGTATCGGGGAGCCGCTGTATCTGACCGGAGCACTGGCCGATGCTGCGGCGGAAGAGCAGGAGAGCCACCGCGAGGTGTCGCCGCGCGAAGGTGCGGTCGCAGAGTTCTTGAATCGGCAGGTGCCCGTGGGCTGGTCGAAGTGGCCGCAGCAGCGCCGCATGATATTCTGGAACGGCGGCATGGTGGGTGAAACGGTCTCTTTGGTTGGCCGAGACCGTATATGCGTGCAGGAGGTATGGTGCGAAGCACTGGGCGGCGATCTGAAGCTGATGAAGTACAGCGACGCGCAGGAGATCAACGAGATCATTGCACGAACGCCGGGCTGGAAGAAGGAAAAGAAGGCGATGCGATTTGGTCCGTATGGACCACAAAAAGGGTTCACAAAAGTGTAACTTTCAAAGGTTACAAAGCTGTTTTGAAAGTTACAAAAGGTTACACTGAAAGTTACACAAAAAATTCTTATGTATCAAGGCTTTGAGGGCATTTTGTAACTTTGTAACCTTGTAACTTTCGAGTAGAAGTTTTGTTGAATTAGAGAGTTTAGAGGGGGTATTTCCTCTCTAATCCGCCTAAATGCGTTACGTTACACATGCATGTGCATGTGTGTGCGCGCTGCGCGCGTAAGAAAGGAGCAGGCATGGAAGCAAGTGAATGGCTGCAGGGCTATCTGAAGGACGGGCACAAGGAGGTATCGGAGATCCGCGAGGCCGCGAGGAGAGAAGGCTACACACGCCTTCAGTTGAGGGAAGCAAAGGCGCTATGCGTCGTTCGTGTGACAAACGGTCGGAGCGACTCAAGCAAGAAGCGAGGAGCAACGGACCGCTGGTATTGGCAGCTAACGGAGGAATCGGCATGAAGGAGAGCCAGATCGAGGCCAAGCTTGGGAAGATGGTCCGGGCAAAGGGCGGCCTTTACTACAAGTTCGTTTCGCCGGGCAATCCTGGCGTGCCGGACCGTATCGTGATTACCGCGGACGGCCGGTGCATCTTTGTCGAGCTGAAGACAGAGATTGGCCGATTGTCCGCGCTGCAGAAATGGCAGCGTGAGGAACTGCGCCGCCGAGGGGCCGACGTTCGAGTGCTGAAAGGCATGGCAGATGTTGAGGAATTTGCGAGGGAGGTTCTGGCCTATGCAGTTTGCCCCGCATAACTACCAACGGTATTGCATCGAGCGAATGGTGACGGAACCGAGGCTTGGGCTCTTTCAGGATATGGGCCTCGGCAAAACGGTTGAGACGCTGACCGCGATCAACGACCTTCGGTATAACCGTTGGCAGGTCTCCCGTGTGCTGGTTGTGGCGCCGAAAAAGGTCGCAGAGGCAACGTGGCAAAACGAAGCCGCGCGATGGGATCACCTGAAGCATCTGCGGATCATCTCCGTTCTCGGTACAGAGAAGCAGCGTACAAAGGCACTGTATACGCCAGGTGATATCTGGGTGATCAACCGAGAGAACATCCCATGGCTCGTTGACCACTATCAGCAGAACTGGCCCTTCGACATGGTCGTGCTGGATGAGAGCAGCAGCTTCAAAAATCCACAGTCACAGCGCTTCAAAAAGCTGAGACTTGTGCTGAGGTTCATCAAGCGTGTGGTGCTGCTGACCGGCACGCCGGCGCCAAACGGATTGGAAGATCTGTGGGCGCAGATATATCTGCTGGACGAAGGCCAGCGCCTCGGCCGGACTATTACGAGCTACCGTGAGCAGTTCTTTACGCAGGATTACGCGCATCCCGGGCAGGCCTACCGGACCTATTCACCGCGCACCGGAGCGGACACAGCTATCCAGAATGCTATTTCCGATATCTGCGTCAGCATGAAGGCCGAGGATTATCTTGACCTTCCGGACTATATCGAGGATATCGTGCCGGTCGTGCTGGACGGCGCGGCAAAGAAGGCATATGAGAAGCTGGAACGCGAGATGCTGTTGACGGTGGATCAGGAGACGGTCACAGCCGGCAGCGCGGCGGTGCTGAATGGGAAGCTGCTGCAGCTCTGCGGCGGCGCTCTGTACAACAACGAGGGCGGTGTCCTTGATGTCCATCGGTGTATCGTGCTTGCGGACTTCTTCGACACGTCCATCGACAACCTTATCGGACGAAAATAATTTTTTAGGGTGTTACCAGACTGGCGACATCGGGCTCAAAAGCAGTGTTATGCTGAGTATAGGGGAGCGGTTTTTCTCCACGGCTCACTGCGAAATGACAGATGGACGCGGTGGGTGGCCGAGGAGCTCTCTGGGGGAAGAGCTTCTCGGCCTTTTCTTTACGAAAGGGCGGTCTGCCATGACGCTATACCAGATGTCGGCTATGTACCGACATGATGCAGAGATCTTTCGCAAGCGAATCAATGAGCTTCGGGCTCGAACGAGGGAGAGCAAAGATCCAGTAGAGATTCGTGAGCTGAAGGAGCGGATCGTGGATCTGCAAACGATGCGGCGGCAGTCAAAGGAACTGGAAATGTTGACGCGCCGCTACTACGAGCGCTGGTATCACCGAGATGTGCGCTATACCCTTAACGCCAAGTAAAGGTCGTTATTGGCGGCGCGGATCGCGGTGCGGTAGACGATGCGATCGTCGCGGCCTGCGCAGCACACATCAGCGCCGAGAAGCCCATTGGCGCGACGGTAACGGTCGTATCGGCCGAGGAGATGGTCGTTCCGATCACCGCAGCGATCACGATGACTGACGGCTACACGCTCGAACAGGTCCGCGCGGAGGTGTCTTCAGACATCGGGACGCTGCTCGCATCGCTACCCTTTGCGGAGGCGCAGTCCGTCCCCTTCAGCCGCTTCCTGGCTTGCTTGCTGGGGTGCGCGGGGGTGTCGGACTATTCTGCCTTCACCGTTAATGGCGCGAGTACCGCGCTCGCTGTCGCTGCCGGTAAAGTTCCCGTGCTCGGTGAGGTCACTATCACGGCCACGGCCGTCACATAAGGAGGGCCTATGCAACGCGAACAGGTGCCGGTACGCTATCGGCAAAACGCACAGACCGCGGCGCTGCTCGATACACTCGGCCTGACTGCGGATGAGCTGGCCGTTCTTGTGGAGGATGTGAAAGCACAGTTCTTTGTCGATACCGCCACATGGGCGCTGCCGCTTTGGGAAGCGCAGGTCGGTATCTCGGCGAAGCCGGGGATCTCGGACGATGCGAGAAGGGCTGCGATCCGGACACATCTCGTTGCAAGCGGCAACACCAATGAGGAAATGGTGAGCGGCATTGCGACAGCCATGACCGGCTATGCCGCCGAAGTCAAGACAAACAACGATTACAGCTTCACCCTTCGATTCCGCGGGGCGACAACCGAACTCGTTCAGCTCGACCGATCATCGCTTGCCGATGCGATCGAACTCATCAAACCGGCGCACCTGCGCTTTATCATTTCGGGGCTGACTTGGTACGCTCTGGAGTCGGTCGGAATGACGTGGCAGCAGATCGAAGACGCCGAATATACCTGGGACCAATTTGAAGGCTTGACGCCCGTCTATGGTTCCGACGACTGAGAGGAGAATGAAAATGAGCAAACCTGAATTCAAAGTAAATGGGCATCGCTGCAGTTATATTTCCAGCCCCGATCTCAACGGCAGATATCATCTGCACCTTGATCGTGAATGGCCCGAGAACACCATCGAAGCCATTGAGCAGGTCGACTGGTCAAAGATCACGGTCGAGAAGGCTCGCGATGACGCGATGAGATGCTGGCTCCCGGATGGGTATACCTTCCGTCTGGAGGATATCAGCTATCTCAACGGAGACAAGACCTATGTTGTGTCCGTCCGCACGGACAAGCAGAGCTATGGCGATGTTACGCCGTATCAGGTGCAGATCGAGAGCCTGAACGCTGCCGTCGCCCAGAAGGATACGCAGCTCACCGAGAGCGAAGAAAACCTTGCCGCTGCCAACGCGCAGCTGGCGGAACTGGAGGCCACCTATGACGCAAACTGAAAAGCTCAACGCCATTAAGGGAGCGATCACGGACGGAAAGCTCGTGCGAGCCGCCGGCGGCATCACGCAGCGCACGGAGCAGAGCGACAAGCTCGGCTTTGACTGGAGGATCTTCACCGTCAACGACGTGGACGTCCGAAAGGATTACGTCGAGCAGGCAAATCCGGTCGGCATGAGCGCCGACAATCCCATCGAATACACGGAGGGCGTGCCGCTCATCAACAACGCCTTCTACCGCGTGGACGGTGTGATCAAGGTCTACATGGACGGCTGGGTAGACTGGGAGGGCTGACGTGACCGCCTATGAGGCTGCCGTCCAGGAGAAAGACCAGCTTTATGCGCGCATTCAGCTCGTCCGGGAGGAGATCAAGCAGGAGCAGGACCCCGGAAGACGTGGAGAGCAGAAAGGCCGTCTTCGCATCCTGTTCGAGATGTACCACGAGAGTCTTGACCGGCTCGATGCTCTTCGCCCACCGCAGGAAAAGCGGCACAAGGCGGTCAAGCGGACGGTCATACACACCGGTGCTGCCGGAGCAGATGTCAACAGCTTTGACTTCTTCGAGCGCTGCGGAGTGACCTTCGCGGACCTCGAAGGAAATCAAGTCCGTTGGGATGACCTCGGCTCGGACAATGGCGAGAGCCGCGCACGGCTCATGAGGGCGCTCCGGCGCGGCCGCGCGGCGGTCTCAGACCGCCAGCGCGAAATGCTCGATCTCCTCCTGCAGGGCAAGACCGCGACGGAGATCGCCGAGCAGCTCGACGTGAACAAGGCCACGGTCTCCCGCACGCTGCTCCGCGCGAAGAAGGTCCTTAACGATAAGGCGGAGGATCTGCGCCAGGAGGATCTGCGCGAGCATCCGAACCGTCTTGACCTGGCCGAACCGGAAACGGCGCGCTATGTACTCTCCCGCCTGACGGAGACGCAGGCCGTGTATCTCTACCTCTACTATGGCGAGTGGCTGGATATGCGCTCGATCGGCGCACTGCTGGGCGTGGACCATTCGACCGTCTGCCGCACGATCCATCGCGCGGCCGGCCGCATCCGCGCCCTCTGCACCGACGGCAGCGGCGTGGAGCTGCTGGGCGTGGACGCGCTCGAGCCGGCGCTATACGCGCTCTACCGGCAGCACGCGGCGGACGATCTGATCCCGGAGCGGGCCAGAGCTGCAGCGCGCAGGGCGACCGCCTCCGGAGCCCAAAAGCGGCAGGAGCGGACGCCGGATCGCGCACTGATAACGGCGCCGATATGGGGCCAGCGAAGGCACCGTGCGGCGGCGCAGAGCCGTCTCCTGCGTGCGTTGGAAGACGCGGCGGCTCAGCGTACCGGCTCGCTCCTCGCGCGTCTACGCGCGCTCCTGCGGGCTTTCTGCGCAAGGATCAATGTGAGAGCCGCCTGATCGTCAGGCGAGACCAAGAGAAGAGCCGCTCGACGGCGGCGGAAAGGACGATATCTTAATGGCCGAAGCAATCATTTCGGCGGGCGCCGTGATTTTGGTGGCGATCATCGAGGCATTCGCCGCGCATGACCGAAAACAGGCAAAGAAAGAACGGGAAGCGGAAGCTGCGCGAAGAGAGGCAGAGGCAGAGCAGCAGAAGCGGCAGGAACAGCTCACGCTGCTGCTCGTCCAGAGCGTATGGGCATCGACCGCGCTCGGCGAGGCGACCGCAAGGGCGGTGCAGAGAATTCCAGACGCGCATTGTAACGGCGATATGCACGCAGCATTGACGTATGTGGTGAAGGTCAAGCACGAGCAAAAGGAGTTCCTTGCGAAGCAGGGAATCCACGCCGTGCTGGATACGGAGGGCGTGGCATGAGCAAGTACATCATTCTTGCGGCTCTGGGGGGCGCCCTGTTGGGCTTCCTCGGTGGCTGGATTGTATGTCGCCGAGGTCTCGACGGCATCACCAGAGCGCAGGCGGCGAGCGTCACGCGACAGCTGTTCATCGTCACGCTGTGGGCGTGCATCGCGTGGATCTCGTGCAGCTATGCAATGGCCATCTACGCAATGGTGATCCTCGGTCAAGTCTACACGCTCACCGAGCTTTCACAGCCCGCCTTGACAGCGCTCACCGTCACGATGGGGAGCAAGGTGCTCTCCAACATCTTTGAACACAACAATAACAAAATCTTCGGGACAAGCGTCGGTGTGGCTGGCGCAGAAAGAGAGAATGAAAATGAACTTTGAAATGCTCCTCAATATGGTCTTTGTGCTTCTGATTCCGGCTCTGGTCGTGCTGACGAATATCTTCACGAACATTTTTAAGGGCTTTGGCAAGTTCTTCGCGGACCGTGCGGCCGTGGTCGCACCCATAGTTGCGGAGATCCTCACGCTACTTGTAACTGTGGCCTATCTTGATATCACCGGCACGGCAATGACGTGGTACTGGATCGCCGGCGGTGCTGCAATCGGCGGTGTGGTCGCATACGTTGCAATGAATGGCTATGACGGCCTTTATGAGGATCTGCTGAAATATCTGCATGGACTTGTGGGAAAGGAAGGCCAGTAATGTTTCATAGCCGCAATCTGAAGTACCTCAGATCTGATGTGCGAGCGAATTGCGAGGCATTTCTCGCGGAGTGCAAGGCTGCTGGTCTGAACGTCCTTGTGACCGAGACCGTGCGCGACGAGGAGTACCAGCGCTCGCTCGTGGCGCAGGGCTACGCCGCGAAGACCGCGACCGTCCCGACGTTCCACAGCGTCAAGGCCGGGCTTGCGTTTGATATCTGTAAGAATATCAAGGGCCACGAGTATGACGATGCCGCATTCTTCCAGAAGTGCGGAGAGATCGGCGAGAAGATAGGTTTTACCTGGGGCGGCCGCTGGAAGTCTTTCCCCGATCGGCCGCACTTCCAATGGGACGATAATAAGCAGCATACCAGCGCGATGATCCGAGCAGGGAAGCTCCCGCGTCAGATGCCGGCATACAAGGCTGCTTCGGACCTCTCTGGCTATCGTGCGAAGATCCAGGCAAAGGCTGGCCTCTCTGACGCCACGCTCGATTATCTGCAGGCCTACAAATACGGCGCCGACCTGCTCCGCAAGCTCGCCGCTGCGATGGGCTGACTGACCAAGCACAAAACACCCGGACAGTAAATCGCGAAGAATCACTACCTAAAACTGCGCCCCTATGATGGGGACAGCAGAAAGCGCCCGAATCACTACCAATTTATGCCCTGTCTCTGAGACATAAAATGGTAGTTATTTCGGGCGCTTTTGTATCATCCATTCGTAAGCGGCTACGGAAACGGGTACACACAAAAGTACACACTTGCACTTTTTATAGAACAAAATATGTTTGCTTTAAGTGGATAAAATGCCCGGTTTTTGCCTGATTTTAAAACTTTTTGTGTGTGTAAAAAGGCGAGGGCTGGTTCGAGTCCAGTAGTCCGCACCAGAAACGACTGGAAATCGAAAGATTTCCGGTCGTTTTCTATGATTCTCGCAACTTTTTTGGAACCTGTATTTTTGTCGAAAATTTTTGACCATAGGAATTCCACCTTTGGAATAAAAATTGACCACAGAACACGGCGTTCTGTGGTCGTTTTCTGTCTGTCAGGATGCCTGTCTTGCCCGCTCGCGTTCTGCCGCAAGCTCCGTTTTCATTTTCTGAATGAGGGCTTTCAGCTTTTCCTCGCATTCCTCGCGGGTATGGGCATAGACGTTGCCGCTGCGCTTTTTGCCGTCCGGTCCTCTCGGGGAATATTTGCCTTCCCAGAGATGGTCGCCGGGTTGACTGACGCAGCCGGTACCCTGCTTCCGCCGCTGGCCTTTCACCGCGGTGAAGACCGTCATATTCTCTGACGCAGGTTTTTGAGCGGGAGATATGATATGTTCCTGCTTTGCGATGCCGCGGTCAATGCTTGCCGCCGCCTTTTCCCGCATATCGTCGGTGATATGTGCGTAAATGTTCAGCGTTGTTGCCACGGAATTGTGACCGATAATCGAACGCTGCGAATGAGAGGCTAGCTGACGGACTGTTTTACGGACGCAATGATCCTTGGAGGAAAACATCAGGCCAAGACTCTCCCATTCTAACAGCTTAGGCAACAATACAGAAAAAGACACGGCTGGCTGCCGTGCCTTAAAACGCAAATATATTGTAACAGGAGGAAAAGCAGAATGAAAAAGGCATTGGTCGCTTATTTTTCCGCCAGCGGCGAAACGGAAAAGCTGGCGAGGACCATAGCAGGCGTTACGGGCGGCGCGCTCTTTGAGATCGCGCCGGAGACGGCCTACACGGCGGCGGACCTTGACTGGATGGACAAGAAGAGCCGCAGCACACTTGAAATGAACGATGAAACGAGCCGCCCAGCTATCGCGGGCCGCGTGGAGGATATGGCGCAGTACGACACGGTGTTCGTCGGCTTCAGCATTTCCGAGGAGCATCTCAGAGAGAAGCGGTATGACCGCTATGACGGAGCGTTCCTGCTGCTGGATGAGGCCGACCGCTTTGATGGCGCGTTTCTTTCACTGCCGGAGAAGCTCTGCGTTGGCGTCCGTTTTCATGGGCATCATCTTCAGTCTCCAGAACAATATCGAAGGCTGGAACAGTTTATATGGGAACATTATCTTCAAATCGTTGGTTTTTCCCGTGAGGTCACGCTAATTGACTACGGCATTACCAATGATACGGAAAAATTTGTGACCGAGATCTGCATCCCGGTCACAGAAGAGGAATGAGCTTGCCAGAGCTACAACGGTATTGGGAACGATACACAGCATAATAAACGGGTAAACCGTTATATTTGAGCGCATGGCAATATTGTACAATGTTTTATTGACATTTTGCTGTTTTTGGTATAAAATGCATATATTATCAAAGAGAGTAATTTCAATGGGGCACACAATTTTTCATTGCCTCGTAGTTCCAAAACAGCTGCATGATAGGCATAAGGAGTTTAATGATCGTCAATGGAGCGAATCAAGCAGATGCGGCTACAAAATAAAAGCATTTGCAAATTTATGACATAAGGAGGGCCCCACTATGTTGATGGAACAGGAAGCTCCCCTGCTTTTTCATACCGTATTTGCCGGGGCGGTCATATTGACTGTGGCGTATCTGCTGCATTGGCGGAGCCATTCTCCGCAAAAAAAGCCGCTCGAGCTGATCCTTTATTTTGTCCTTTTACAGATCCCGGCCTACATCTTGGTCTTCTACGCTATGATGTGTCCCGGTTCCGGAGAGAGGACCTTCGCTTTCGCAATGGGAGGTTTTTGCTGGCTGATCGGAATTCTGGTTCTCATGCAGGGGATGCGCGATCTGTTGGATCACAACACAAATAAAAAGGATCCGCCCAAATGAACAGCGATATGGAGAGAAGTACCTCAAAAAGGTACTCCTCATTTTTTACCGTATCAATCTTCATTGGGTCATTCGCTCTCCGGCACGGGCCGGTCGGGCAGCTCGCCTATCCGATGGAATGCTGCTGAGCAGAGAGGTATACATAAAGCCAAAGGGCGCGTTCTTTTGAACGCGCCCTTGCTGTTTAGCCGGATAGCTCCCGGATCTCATCCTGAATGAGGCGGCCCGCCGCGGCGGCAAGCTGGTCGATGCGCCGGATGCGCGCGAGGTCGCGGCCATAGATGGCGTTCGCCGCCGGAACGCTGGTGTTCTCGCCCATGAACACCGCGGCGACGCGAATGCCCTGCGCGCGCAGGGCGCGGACCTCGGCGGCGGTGTCGTCGATGCCGGGCTGCCCGTCGTAATCGCGGCTGAGCGGAATTTTGCCGCTCGGGAGAATTTTGTGGCTGTCGTTCGGGCTGGCGTCGGTGAGCAGAATGAGCAGGTGCTTGTCCGCGGGAGCCGATTTCATCAGCTCGCCCATACCGCGCAGAGCCAGACCGTCGCGGTTCCAGCCCGCGGCAAAGTAGTCGAACACGCGATGCTCGCCGTTTTTGTCCCCGAAATCCTTCAAAACGCGCAG